AGCTGCCCTTAACCCCATCGCCCATAGAATAATCAATAGCCGCTCCTGCTAAATTAGTCCCTATCATAAAACCCTCTCTTATTCCTCCTGCACAGCTACAAAACGAAGTGCTTGCTATAACACTTCCAACAAACATACATATAATTAGTATTTCTAATCTCATTTTAAATCCAAGAATATTAAGTTTCATTATAAAAAATATATAGATTAAAATAAAAAAAAAGTAATCCTAAATGTATTTACTCTAATAATTTAGATGATGACCCATTATTATCCTCCCAGTCGTGAAATATCCATTCGCCTATGGGAATTGTGTGGTTCGTTGTGATTAAACAGGATAACACCGGACAGTGTTTTTCGGATATACGCGAGGGTTTCTCTCCGCGTAAATTATCAACAGCAACATATTGTTGTATAACAGGATCGTATACCAAATGTGAACCAGTCACATATATATTGTCGTTTTGTTCCCCGCCATAAATCTCATACATTTTATGAATTACACTACCTCGCCTATCTGTATTATTTATTTTCATAACAGAAACCACTCGTGTACCGTTTTTAAGAATTGTATTTAATTCTAGGTCCTTCATAGCAACTAACTCACCAGATTGAGTCTTAACTCTAGTTTCTGGATCAAAACACATATTTGCGGCATCCTTCATTTTATTTACAAGAATAATGAATAATACCGAAATAACAAGTAATGCACCCACCACTCCCTGAGCTGCAACGCCAGCAACAGTCAAAATAGCTCCCAGCCACCCGAAAAAAAAACTAGCATACGCCGCCGCCGCCGCCGCAAATATAGCTACAACCGCCGCAGTCAAAAAAGCAATTAGAATCTTTAATGCCGTAGACAATATATCCAATGCTCCTAATAGCGCAAATATAGGTCCGAAAGTGGCGTAAAGAGATATTACTACTGCTGTTTTTAATTTATTTAACATATCCTTAATGTTAATAATAAGCTGTTGTAATGGTATTAGCATACTAAGTAAAGCTTGGTATATGCGACCACTAATTGACGAAGAACTAAATTGTAAATTTGATAATTGGTTTAATACTTCCATAAGATTATCAGCAATTGCTTTAAATGCAATATTTATCTGCTGAAAAAGACCATACAATGGAGCGAAAGCACCGTCTACAATGGATTTAAGTATTGTTTGGCCGCAATGTATGAAATTTTTCTGTGTAAAATCAAATATAGTTTCGCCGTCTGGTTTATTAATAATTCCAGCAAATGGAATTATGGATGGTCTACATTTATTATTATCCCAGTCTGCTTTTATCGGTTCTAAATTATTTATAATAGAGAAGTATAGCATTATTAATAAAAAACCAACACAAATAACAATTGTAATTATTAAATCAATACCATATAAATTCAGATAACCAGCTTTTTTATATAAATTATTTACTTCTACGAATACCGAATCGCTCATATATAGTATATTGATAATATTGATTGTAAAATGTTCTTATTGAAGATTTTTTGAGGAGGAACCATTATTGTCTTCCCAGTCGTGAAATATCCATTCTCCAATTGGTATTGAATGGTCCGTTGTAATCAAGCAAGATAATCTACGACATTCATTATTGGATGGCTTGCATTTATCTCCTATATTAAGTTCGCTAACTTTAACGTAATCTTTAATTATAGGATCGTAGATAAGATGACACCCAGTAACATATATTTTTTCGTTATTCTCACCGTTTACAATTTCATACATCTGGTTAACTATCTTACATTGACTATCAAGATTACTGATATTCATAACAGACACTACCTTAGAACCATTTTTTAATATGGTATTTAATTCAATATCCTGCATTTTAACAAAATCACCATTATGTGTTTGTATAATTGTTTCGGGATCAAAACAAACAGCCCGCAAAACATCGCCGGGTAGACCATTATCTATACTTGCCATAAGGTCTGATAATCCGCCCAGTATTTTATGAAACATACTAACAACTGCCGTAACTTTACCAAACGTATCCTTAATATTTATAATCATCTTTTGAAATTCAACAATAATAGAGAAGAATGCTGTATATATAACTTTAAATATCTTGTTTAGCAATTCTTGTATATTAGTTATTAGCTCAAATCCACCAGCCAATCCGTCGGTAAAAGTCGACGCTAAATCGGTGATCATAGATAGATCAAAATTAATCGGCTGTAGCAGGAAACCCATGTAGTCGCTTTGCATTGTTGAAATACACTGTGTAAAATTATCATATTCGTCGTGACCAAATACCCTAGCAAATGGCATTACCATAGGATGGCATTTCCATTGAGGCCAATTCTTTTTAATATTCTCAATTTGAACCGCTAAAATAATAAAACAATGAAGGAATGCAAATATTAACAGAACTAATATAAATCTAGACCAATCTGAAAATGTCATAATAGATAATAGTGTGAAAATTATTTATAAAGACTATCTTCTTTTAGTAAAGTTTCTATTTTTGCTGCGAATTGATTTATTACCCCGCCTCTTCTTGCCACGGCTCTTCTTGCCACGGCTCTTCTTGCCACGGCTCTTCTTGCCACGGCTCTTGTTGTCCTTAATGGTTCTTCGTCTCTTACGCTTTCGCCTGCCACCAAGTTGATTAAACAGTCTTGTTTGAATATTTGTTTCTGCCGAAGTTTTAAATAATGCGCAACTGCTTGCTTGTTGTTGCGGGCTAGAACCGACAACTGTGGGACAATCTACCGTCATAGAGGTTGATGCTATACCTCCACCGCTTAGATTATTAATCCCCGTCTGCATTCCGTTAGCCACTACTCTTGTATTCGCAGCATGCTTCATCGGGTCACCCGAACCAGGTAATACCTGGAAATCTTTCCCAATCCGGTCTACTCCATCTAACGCAGCATCTAAATCTAAATCCGCTTTACCTCCAGACAATTTTTCACTGCCTTTCATATATATATATCGTTGTGATAATTAGTTATTTAAGATAAAAAAATATGTATTGTAAATTTAATGAATGAATCAGAAAGTCTGCAACTAAAAAAAATGATTAGCGAAAACCAGGTTGAGGATCAGACAAACGACATTAGAGAGAAAAAACACAGCGAAAAAATAAGAGCGGATGTTACGCGAATGATAGAGCTGAAGAAGAAATATCCGCGTCTAGAAAAGACAAACTCGGACCAATTTGACAATATATTAACAACCCAATGTTCTTTTTTATTTAATAACTACACTGATATTTTTAATAAGGTAAAAAAAAATGAAATTAACCTAGATACGTTATGGCAATTATTGAATATATTAAGACGCATCGAAGAGGGAACCGTAGATCAACATGTCGGGTCATATGAAGTAGGTAAATTATTAAAAAAAATGTACATAGACAGCGCCATCGCAAAGGAGGATAATACGCAAAAAAATAATAAACAGAAAAATAAACAGAAAAAGAAGCCAACTAAGAAGAAAATAAGCTGGGATGAGTATAAGAAATTAAATGTCTAATATTTAATAGAAAAAAAGTAATATATCTATTTTATAAATAATATAATTAAATCTCTCTATGTGTAGTATGTTGTATTATGAAATGCTACGCAGAATAACGGTTGCCTCTACAGTATTAGTATATAACGCGATACCTATTAATTCGTTACAACAACGGGTTAGAGATTACATTTTAGTAAAACAGCATAATACATGTGGTAGATGTAATTGTAATTTTTCAGACGAAGTTCCTCATGAAATCCACAATTTGAATCACAATTCATCAGATAATGCAGTGAATAATTTATTAGCACTATGCTGTAACTGTCATTCGGCACACCATCGTTATAATAAACAAGTTATGCCTTTTTTACCATCGGTAGAGTTCATCAGTATTATAAACACGGTAGAACCATATTATAAAACAATTAAATCAGCAAATAAATACGATAAAATACGATAAAATATTCAATAATATAATTGAAATAAACAAATGTCATATGACTAATAGTATATGACATATACATTATTAATTGTAGAGTCACCCGCCAAATGTAAAAAAATAGAAGGCTATTTGGGTAGTGGGTATAAATGTATGGCCAGCTTCGGACATATTACTGAACTATCTGGATTAAAATCTATCGATATTGATAACAACTTTTCACCATCATATACCATTATGGAAAGTAAAAAACAACAAATTTCCAAGTTACGAAAAGCAATAAAAGAGGCAAAAGAAGTATTGTTGGCTTCCGACGACGATCGCGAAGGCGAGGCAATAGCGTGGCATATATGTCAAGTATTTAAACTACCGGTCAAGACGACAAAGAGAATTATCTTCAATGAGATCACAAAATCTGCTCTACAGCGATCAGTTAAAAATCCAAAAATAATAAATATGGATACGGTATACGCACAGCAAGCTAGACAGATACTAGATATTTTAGTTGGATTCAAAATATCCCCTATATTATGGAAAAAAATATCAGCTAAAAGTGGTCTTAGTGCAGGAAGATGTCAGTCGCCAGCACTGAGACTTATATATGAAAACCAAAAGGATATAGATGCTTCGCCTGGCAATAAGAACTATGTCACTACCGGATATTTTACAGACCAAAATATACCTTTTGTATTGAATCACAATCATACCGATGAAAAATCTATAGAAGAATTCCTAGAAAACACCGTGAATCACGAACACATATATAGTCGTTGTGAACCAAAAAAGAGCGTTAAAAAACAACCATCTGCGTTTACCACTAGCACACTTCAGCAGTCAGCCAGTAACGAATTCAAGATGTCTCCTAAGATGACTATGAGCGCGTGTCAGACGCTTTACGAAGGTGGATTTATTACATATATGAGAACAGACAGCACCACATATAGTAACGATTTTATAGATACCGCTAAAAAATTTATTATTGCTGAATACGCAACCGAATATGTAAGGTCCGATATTGATACGCTTTCGGTGAGAGGGGGTGACGACAATAATGCGCAAGAGGCTCATGAGTCTATTAGACCAACTGATATTTCAATATTAGAAGTGGATAAACAACTGGGTGTAAATGAATATCGTGTATATAAATTAATAAGACGCAATACGTTAGAAAGTTGTATGCCCGATGCGACGTTCAGTGTTATAAAGACAACGATAACCGCCCCAAATGAGCATATTTATCGCTATTCTGCCGAACAAGTCGTGTTTCCTGGTTGGATGATTGTGAATGGATATGAGGAGATATCTAATATATATGCTTACCTTAATACTCTTAAAAATAATATGGAAATTAATTACAACAACATAAGCTCAAAATTAACATTGCAAAATCTAAAATCCCACTACACCGAATCGCGTCTTGTACATTTACTGGAAAAGAATGGTATTGGACGACCATCAACCTTTTCATCGCTAGTTGATAAGATTCAGGAGCGCAATTACGTAAAAAAAACAAATGTAAAGGGGAAGAAAATAAAATGTATTGATTATGAATTAAATGACTGCGAGATTACCGAGAACGAATTAGAACGAGAGTTTGGAAATGAAAAAAACAAATTAGTAATTCAGCCGCTTGGAATATTGGTGATTGAGTTTTTGATAGATAACTTCAATAAGTTATTTAATTACGAATACACAAAAAATATGGAGAATACTCTAGATGATATTGCTGGTGGGAATAAACTATGGCATAATTTGTGTAAAGAATGTTTAGATGAAATAGAACTTTTGGCCGACGATATGTCAGAAGATAAGCAGACAATAAAGATTGATGAAACACATACATATATTATAGGTAAATATGGACCCGTGATCAAATGCGTAGAAAACGAGACAACTAGTTTCAAAAAAATAAATCCAGATATTGATTTTGATAAACTGAGAGAAGGAAACTACACAATTGATGAAATATTAGAGCAGAAACCAAATGGGAAAAAAATAGGAACGCTTAAAGAAAAGGACGTAATTCTTAAGACAGGCAAGTATGGTGTATATTTTGAATATGATGGTGCAAATATATCGGCAAGTTCCATAAATAAGGAATTTGACAATATTACAATTACTGATTTTAATAATTTATCTAATGTTAAAAAGAAGGTCGTGATAAGACAAATTAATGAACATACATCAATACGAAATGGTAAATACGGTGATTACATATTCTACAAAACACCTTCAATGAAAAAACCAAAATTTCTTAAACTAACCGATTTTATAAAAGAAAATGGAGCAAATAGTCATAAGAAATGCGATGTTAATATACTTAGCGAATGGATTAACGACACATATGACCTTTAATTATCGCGAATATTCATATATTTAATATTAATATATTTAATATTCATATATTTTATACTTACATAATGAGCGATAAACAAGCTTTTTCTGTTTATGAATTTGATTATAATATAATGCTTTTGTTAGCATGTATAGGTATTTTTATAAAACTAATGTTTGAATTTGGAGGGTTACAGTCAGGAGGAAGCTCAAAGGCTTCTGCCGCAATAATTGGATATACATTGGTAATAATTTCGTTATCGTCGCTGTTATTTGTTCAGCTCTCTTTAGCAAAACCAGCAGATATGAAAGACACAGGCGTACTTGATTTCATTCGTAGTCTAATATCCACTTCGGTTCCACCATTATTAATGTTAGCAATTATTATTTGGCTTTTATATATAAATATACACTACTTTGATCGTATAAATTCAGACACATTAACCGATGAGTACAAGAATGTGTCGTTTATATCGAGCGGTATGGTATTGGCACAATTAGTAATCGTATTTATGAGCATTTCTAATAGCCAGACACAGACAGACGATGGTGATGGTGTATTACAAGCATTACAAAGTAATATAACATCAATAACATATTTACTAACACTT